AATATACGGTCTTGCTGTATCTGCTGTTACTGTAATTCCTAAACCTGATGATCCTGTTGATACTTCTTGTGCTATGTATCCTACTTCACAATTTAAAATTTCACCTTGTGATGCAGTAAGTGAAAATGAATCAACCATACAACCATTATAATTTCTTATGAAATTAAGTCCTGTTGGGTTAAATTGATGTACATCTACTAATCCAAAGCTCATGAATGGTGCAGTTGTACCACTTGTAAAAGCATTACCATCTGTTGACTCTGTTTCTGACATAGTGTGTGTGTAACTTCCTGCTGCTCCAGCATCTACATTACTTCCTAAAGCATATCCTAACATTCTCCAGTTCTGAGGATAATAGTTAAAAGTTCCTGCCAAATCTATTACTAAATCAGCAAAAGCACTAACGTTTCTAGTGTTTGCTCCTTGATACCTAATCATTTCTCTTGGGAATGATTCATCTGGTGTATGGTCTTGAACTTGTCCTACCCAAATTCCAGCTCCTGAAGTAGTAGCATAAGTTCCAGATTCTATTAACATTCCAAATTTGTTCCCATCTGCGACATATCTAGACATTTTATTCCTCCATAATTTTAAATTCTAATAAACTATCTGGCACATTGGCTAATACCTTATGCCTATTAATATAAACAATTTTTTCTTCACTCATTGTTCCTCCATTTTTCCTAAGTTGATATAAACATATATTTAATCATAATAATCTTTGAACGTATTGCTTGTTCTCCATCTTCATCAACATCTGTCATTGATGTAACTGCAAAATCATTTAAACTATTAGCATAACTTCCTGTAGTTGCAGTAGATTGTTTAGTTCTTAATACTGTATAAACTTGCTGAGTAAGTTCATCTCTTTCTTGGACATTTCTTGCCCATACTCTGACTTCCAATTCACTATTTACTAATTGGTCGTCTGTTTGCATACCTAATTTGCTTGAAATCAAATCAGTTAATTTAACTGTTATTAATGGATATTCGACTTTCCTTCTAGGATATGAAGTCATAACGAATTTAGAAGTAGAACTTCTATTGCCTCCAATAGGATCGGTCACATTAGTACGAAGTAAATTCCTTACAAATAGTACCGTGTCACTTATTAATGTGCTGCTTGCAACTGCCATTTCTTTCCTCGCATTGGATTAAAACAATCTCGCATTGACTGTCTAATAAAATATATTTTTTACTTTATTTAAAATTTATTAACCTAATTATATAATTATAACTTTGTAGCCTTTTTTACCTTATCTCTGATGAAACTTTGTACCTTATCTTTGGATCTAGCTAATGTATTTCCAAAGTGTTTTCTTGCTACTCTTTTTGATGAACCATATTCTAATACTGAAGCATATTCAACATTACTAGACACAACTCCTGTATCTCCTCTTGTATTTGATGTGATACTCCCTAAAAATCTACCAGTATCAACACTTCGTGGTTCTGCATTTCTTCCTGAAACACTATCTTTAACTTGACCTTCTACATATAATGTTGCTTGAGTAATTGCATCTTTAACTCCACTATTAACAGCTTTTCCTCTAGCTCCTAGATATCCAATTGCCTTATTAACTCCAAAAATTTTAACGCTCATTCTTTATCCCTCTTTATCTAAAGAACCAGTCGGCAACTCTCTAATAAACATTTTTTTATATACTATTTCACTACCTATTGGCCATGATTCAATACCTTCTCCTAATAATGAAAATTGTTTAGTATTTGGTGAACCTAATCCTATCTTAATAGCTGCTCCAGATGTCACCACTGTACCTAGAACATATAATCTACTATCTTCTGTTGTTAGTTTGCCTTGTTCAATTAATCTAGCTTCTGAGCTACCTCTGGCACCTTTAATAGGTTGCTGTAGTCCTGACACCCAAACATCTGTACCAGATTGAGCATATTCATAACTATCATCATAAGACGAATCAGTGTCTGTCATACTATAATATCTAAATCTAGCAGAAGTACCATTTGTGTTGATTACATCTTGAATGGTATTCTGCAATTCATTCGCTTTTACCATATTTAAGTTCCTTCTTGCTTAAATCTTTTTTAAGTTCTGTCTTATTTGATGTATCTTCTATAAGTAAGTAATGCCCTGTTTCTAATAATGATTTAACTTCTTTTTGTTCAACTTCAACTATTCCTTGTGGCTGAAATGGACTAACACATTTTAATTTTATTTTCGTCATAATAATCACCCTCTGAAAAAATTTATTACCGCTGCAAATGCTGCTGTTACTCCTGAAGCTAGCAATCCAACAACACTCCAAAATGTAGTTCTACTAATAAATCTTGCTGAGCAAGCTCCTAATTGATTTGAAATCTTTTTATCTAAATTATCAACTTTAACATGGATGCCTTGAATTAATTCTTTAGTGGTATATGTAACGTTACCATTCTGTCTCTGCCATTCTTTAAGTTCTTCCTTCATATTCATCATTCCTCATCATCCATTTGATTTATAACTTCTAACATCTACACCAAACGCATTCAATTCTATCATAGCTAATTTATTGAAATTATCTGCGACAGTATTAAGATTGCTGTCGGCACCTTTTTTCTCTGAAAAATCTCCTAACTTAACTGATGAAACATCTGCTCCTATGAGTTGCATATAATTTAATGTTTCTGCGGCTGTAAGTTTTGTTAATGGTCCTTGAAATTGAAGAGCAATAGAATTAGAGCCAATACTTGCACCTGTATATTGTTCAACATACTCACGTTTTTGATCTGCTATCTCTAACAACCTTGTTCCACTAATGCTAGTCGGTATATCTTCTACCAAACTATATACGGCATCAGAAATTGAACCCAAATCCCATAATCCCATCTTATTCACCTAAAAATCTACACTTCCTAAATGAAGCCAATCTGTTCCTGAATCATTAACATAATAAGTATTGTTTGCATTATCATATGCAATAACTCCACCACTTACTCCTTGTCCTTCTCCTGCTCCTTCTGCAGCTGGACAAACAATACCACTTGGATTACCTAAAACATACATAATTGCAGTTCCACCACCTAAATGGTCTCTCATTCCTGGAACTAATCCGTTTACTGTGCTCCCTGTTGTCATTCTATATCACCTTTGTATTATTTAATCCACATTTATTACAATGTAAATCTGAACCAGAAGGACCACCACCTGTAATAACCATTTGTGCTCCACATCTTGGGCATATAAGTTCTACTGGAACTTCTTTAAGTACCTTTTTAATTACCTTTGCTACTTCTTCAACTTTGTTATTTAAATTTGATTGTTTTTTCTTTGTCATTATAATCACCTACATTAGATAAACTGATAATAATCCTTCTGAACCTGCTCCTCTTAAAGCTATTGCTCTTCCTCTACCAGCTACTGCTGTTATTAAAGCTGTATTAAGTGCTGCACCAGAACCCATTGAAACAGAATCGCCTGCTGATATTGTTGCGTCTGCTATAATAGAATTATTTTGACCTTTAACTTGAATTGTTGCAAATGCTCCACTTGCTACAGTTCCTATTTGAATACCTAAAGGCACCATTGATGGACCTGTGCATGGTTTTGCTACCATACTCATAGTTGTTCCACTAGCTGCACTTCCTGCAACCCACATTCCGCCAGAAATAACTGCTTCAGCTGGAACATTCCAAAATCTTGTTCCTTCTTCATTATTTATCCCTGTAATTATAGAATCATTTACTGTAAAATCATTATATGCTTCTAATACTCCAGCTGTGATAGAACCTAATGTTGCATCCACATAACCTGAAATGGTTGATGAACCTGTAACACCAAGATTATTTATTGATGCTGAACCAGCAACATCTAAATTTGTTACTCTATAATTTCGTCTTCTAAGACCGTCTTTTGTCATAATTTTTCACCTACTCGATTTAATATAAATCACTGGCATACTACCAGCCATTCGGTTTAATTTAAATAAAATAAAAAAAATAAAAAAATTAACTACTTTAAGAAGTAGTTATCTTACAAACTGCGTCGGCTCTAATTAATTCAATTTTAAGCCTTTGAGTTACAGCTGCTGCACTCATATCGTATGTTGGCAAATCAAAGTTCTCAACTGATACTGGTCTCTTTTCAGCAATTGCAAATGCATGCATTTTGTCTGTTACGATACCGTATTTGCTCCAAGTTGTACTTGGTGCTGCGTTAGTTGAAAATTTAATTACGTTCAAACCATAGATTGTTCCTACGAACCCTCTTTGAAGCATTTCGGTATTACCTACTTTGTTAGCTTCAACGAATGTATCGATGTTTCTTAGGTCGTTAAGGAATTCCATTCCAATAAATAATGTAGTAGGTTGATAATCTGCATCATCAAGGTACTGCATTGCTCTTGTAATGTTAGCAATAGTTGCTGCTGCTCCACCTGTTACAGTATTGGATGCGTCTGCGAAAGAGTTTAATATTAAACTTGTTTCGTTTTCAGCTAATCTTTTTCCTGCTACTTTAACATTGTGTTGCAGTAAGTTCCACTTACCGTCTTCCAATAGCTCTCTAGTGATTCTAATAGCTACACCGTATTTAACTGGTTTTAGATTTGTGCTTGTATAAGCAACTTGGTCCATTGGGATTTCTGCTCCTTCTGAAACAATTCTAACGTCCATTGTATTTGCGGTTGCTAAATCTATGTCTATACTAGAGCCTGGAATGTCTCCTGGTCCAAAATATAATCCTGCTTCGCTTCTAGGGATAAGATTCTTATCCACTTCCTCAATAAGAGTGTCGTAAATCTTTTTCGCAATTAACAAACTTCCTTCAGTTCCGTCTGCTGTGCTTAGATATTCTTTAAGATATTCTAGTGTCATTTCTCTTCACCTCATCCGTGGATGTCAACAAGCAAAAATCCGCCTGATGCTCCTCCTGTTAATGCTCTACCTATTGGTTGCTGTGAGGCTAAATTGCCTGCTATAGAACCTAAAGCTTGGACTTGCTGTCCATCGCATCTTACTAATACTCCTGCATCTACTGTTGCATCTGTTGGAACAATAAATACACCACGAGTTGCTACTGTTAATAATGCACCTGAAGCTGCAGTATTCATAGCGATTCCTGTAAATTCGGCACCACTTGCACCGTTTTGGAACTCGATGTCACTTGTTGCTACTGAAGTTGCTCCTGATGAAACTACACCTGTTGCGCCTGAAGCTGCAACAAACATTCCACCTGAAATAATTTCTTTTGCATATCCTGATATTGTTCTTGGAGTGCCACCATCAAGTATTGGTACTGCTCCGAGTGGATTCATAACCATTTCTCATTCACCTCACTAATCGTTGGTATTTAGTTGCATCCAACTTTGCAGGGTCTGCATACATTGAAAACCCTTTTCCAAATTCTGTTCTTTCAAACATGTAATCATTAAAACTAGAATCTGTTTTTTCCTGTACTACTTTTCCTTTCAGTTTAACTTTAGACGCTTTAATTGTCTTTAGTTCTTTTAGCATTTTTCCAATGCTATCTTTTATTTCTGAAATGTCAGCTTTTTCTTCTGCAACTGGTTCAGCAACTTCTTCAGCAGGTTCTTTAGCTGGTTTTTCTTCAGCTACTTCTTCTACTGGTTCTTTTACTTCTTCAGCTGGAGCTTCCGCTTCTTTTTCTTCCTCTACTACTGGCTCCACTGCAGGTGCGTCTTCTTGTTCTTTCAGAGTTTTTAACTCTTCCTTCAATTCAGACAACTGAGCTTTCATTTCTTCTGTTTCAGTCATTTAGAAAACCTCCTATTTTGTTTTTCTTTCCTTGAATCCATTTCTTTTCTACATTTAAAAATTCCTGTTTCCAATTCAAGTTTTTCAATATTTTTCTTTAAATCTTTTAATTCACTTAATTGATCTGTTTTAGCAAACTTCTCACAAATCGCTCTCGCAAAATTTGCATTTGGGTCTGCTGGAACTGCGACAAGACTTAACTCTACAAAATCAATACCTCTAGGCACTAATACTGTTTCATTAGAATCTTCACTTACTTTTTCTTCTGCTACTTCTTTAACCATAGCACCTATACTAACGCTATTGATTCTGCCATCTTTTATCATATCTTGATATTTTTTCTCCATTATCTTTCCTTCAAATGGGATAGCTTGTAAACTACTATTAAAAGATGAACTCTTTACTCTACCAATAATATTGTCAATAGAATTTTCATGGTCTTTTAGAATAGGTTTACCTGTTAATGTATGTGCAGCCTTAGATAATTCTTCAGCTGTATATTTTACTCCATTACGTGTTGTTGTTGAGTTTATAGCAATGCCTTTAATAACGAAATCTTCACCAACTGTTACTGCTTCAGAAATCGGGACCATAAACTCACATAAATTTTCTGTCTTAGATATATCGGTCATTTTAAGTCACCTTTACTTTTTAAATTTGACATAGAAAAATATATTTTTATTAATATTTAAACTTTATTATCGTAATTATATAATTAAGAAAAAAATGAAGGCTTTACGCCTTCTTCTCAATCTTTTTTTCTTCTGTTACTTTTGCTGGTGGATTAACAATATTTGCTAATGCCATCAATGCTCTCTTTATTGTATCGTGGTCTTCTCGTGATCCTTTAAAGACGCTTCCTATTTTATCTAGAACCATCAAAGCTTCCTTTGGGTCCATTGGTTTTTGTTGTTCCATCTTCGTTTACCTCCTCTGAAGTTATTAATCTATCTAAATCATTTTGCAAAAATTTAATTCTAATATTTGCACATCTAACTGATTTCCACAAATCTCTCTGTAAAAATCTTAACTTAACATGCATATTCTGAATTAACTTATCTTTATGTTGGTCGTCCATTATCTATTTAACTTTTTCTATTACTGCTACTTTTTCAAACTTCTTATCTAGTCCATTAGCTACAAAGATATTATCTATCTTAGTCTCATACTCTGTTTGTTTTTCTTCTGTTATTTTTGGTTTCTCCATGTCTACTATAAGTCTCATAGCAGTTGCTTTAATTCTATCTGCTTGAGCTTGAGTTGGTATGTCTTTAATTGTTATGTCCATTTTAATTCCTCCTTAAATTTATTTAATTATTATTTGTCTTGAACCTACTGTATCAACTTCATAATGTATACCAGTAGTAGCTATTAAAGCATCTCCAGCATAAGCATCACCAGTAGAAGCCACTCGTTCTAAAGTAAAAAGCATCTGTTGTCCTATAGTTCTATTTGTTCCTGATATAACTACAACATCTGTACGCTTAAATTCATACTGTGTATCAAATGGTGTATCAGCAGAATCAATAGTAGTAACAGCATCTAGTGTTGCATCATCTGTACCAAAAGTGTATGTTAATCTCCATTGTACATTATCTGTTCCACTTGGTGCAGTTATACCTTGCCAATGAATGTGGAATGTAAAATCTGAACCTTCTTTATAATCATGTTGCATTTCAAAAGAACCATGTACTTTTTCTCCTACTGCAAACGCATATGTTTGAATACCTGTATCACCTGCAGCTTCGTCAACAAAGTTTACTAAGTCTGGTTGACTTGAAGATGGTCTTGATAATTGAGCAGCACCCATATTTATATCTTTCCATACAGTTGCAGTACCGTTAAATTCAACTGTTCCATCTGCCTCTATAACGGTTTGATTAGTGCCATCACCAAATCTATGAGCTGTAGTAGCACGATAGTCCATATACCCATCAGCAAGTGAGTCTATATATTCGTTGCCGTCTGTTTGGGTGAACTGGACTTTATTAGTAGTTTGAAGAATAGCATTTACTGTAAGTGTCTGGTCAGCGGGAGCAGCAGCCATTACTCCATATATAATTGCATTACTTGCTTCTGTTGCTATGTCTGCTCTTGCTTGATTATCTATTATTAAAAGATTTGAATTGGTAGATTGTCTTGAACCTGA